AAAATAAGGCACTAGAAATCAGTGTCTTATTGATTAACAATTTGTAGCTCTGGTGATTGAGCTTGCATCATATTAGCCATTTCTTGATTTTGCTGTTCATTTAAGAATTGCTGTACTTGTTGTTGCATTAATTGACCATTTGCTTTCATTTGTGCGATTCTTGCTTGTCTTTCTTTTCTCTTTTTGATTAATCGCAATAATGTAGCTTTAGGCATATTCGAATCATCATCTAAACATTCAACATAATCTTCAAGCATTTGAGCATTTTGTGGTAAAAATAAATTACTCTTTGCAAGATTTTCAAGGCTCTGCTCTTTTGCATATTTGTCATAAGCACTTTTAGCTGTAACCTCAATCTTAACAGTTGGATTCATACTTTGAATTAAAACAACAGGAATTTCATTAACTTCATATGTTGATTCTCCTGTTTGGTCATTTATTTCTTCATCAATTATCTTGATAGCATAATCTGCATTAGCAATCCACATATCTAACCAACAAAGCGCAACTTCTTCAATGAAGTCTTTTAATGCACTTTGCTGTTCAATCATTGGCTGATTAGCAGCCTCTTGCATTGCAAGAATTGCTCTTCCACTTGCACTATCAGGATTAATATTTCCTGTTGCTGCATCTCCTGCACCTGCTAATTCTTTATCTAAAGTAATTAACTGATTCATTAATTCTTTAACGTCAGAGTTCATTTGAGTTGTATTAGTGAAACCAATTGCATCTTTAACGTCTTGAACATTTTTTCCTGAAATCTTAATTGTTGCACCTGGTTTTTTAAGTGCTTCTACATTTTCTACAACTTCAGTATTGACAATTGGATGAGGATAAGCTGTATTTTTTCCAACAATTGATCTTCTCATTAGTGTACGATTAACTTCTAATTGATTTTCAATATGTTGTTCAACTTCTCCAACACCTCTAGCGTCTCCTTCTTTTTCTTCCCACAAATAATGTTGAACTGGATATCTTGTTCTTCCTGTATTTTCTTTTTCACTGATAACACAATATCGTGTACCTTGTCTGTAATATACTTTGCCTTCTTCTTTCCAAAACTCTGTTAGAACTGTCACTTTATTGTCTTTTTCATCTTTAGTCTTTTCTCCAGCTTCTTCTAAATTATCTGAGTCACCTACTATAAATTCAATTCTATCTTTTGGACAACCCATTTTTTTAGCATATTCTTTTGCTTTTAAAATAGTCATCCTTTTCTTAACTATAATATATGGTTGTTCTTCTATTTCAGAAGAATTTTCGTCACCATAAATAACATCATTCTTGCTTAAAATTTCTGCTTTAATATCTTTAAATTTATCATCCCAGAAATTATACAAAACACTTTCAGAATTGATGCCAGCACCTCTGACAATCTTTCGAATTTTTCCGTCCATTTTATTACGTTCCCAAGTAATTTCAGCTTTCTTATTTAGCAATTTTGAAACCTTTTTACCTTCTTGAATAATCTCTTCATTGTCAAAATTCATATTATCATAAACAATTTTCCACAAATTTTGATTAATTGTGGATACTTTGGTTTTTACAATTGTTTTTACGTAATTAAGTTGTAAAGGCGGATTGTTTCCAAGTTTTGCATATTTCCATTGGTTTCCATTATAAAATTCATGGTTTCTATCTGTGTTATCATACATATTTTTTAGATTATTATAATCGACACCATGTTGATATAATGTCCATATATCTGTCTCAACAAGTTCTTTTAAATCATTGTCAAACACTACAATTCATCTCCTTCCTCCTGAAAGTACGGAATGTCCTTTTGATTGTTACCGTAGCCATTGTACGTATCGATGTTACTTAAAACTACTTCGTCTTGAATTGCTTCAATTCTCTTTCTTTCCTTCTCTACTTTTTCTATTTTATTGTTCTCTAAAGTTTCAATTGGATGAAAAATGTTTTCTTTTGTTTTATCTGAAATTATTTTTTCACTTTTCCCACATTTAAAGCCAATAAAAAAACAGGACATGCACATTAGTCCTGTTACTAAAATAATTAATACTTCCATTATTCAGTTACCTCCTGCCAATCTTCAGCTAACATATCAGCTTGACTTGCTAACCAACCTAATTGTACTCCGGATGTTCCAACAAAAGCTATTGCACAATTACCAATTGCATCATGTTCAGCATTTATAACTTTATCCATTGCATTTTTATAACTAATGCACATTGCTAATTCTATATATTGATTTTTTCCATTCCATCCTTTACGTTGTAATTTCTTTCCATGTTTTAATAATTTTATAGCATCTCCAAAATCCATTACTCTGATACCTCCGTTTTAAAATCTTCCTCTTTAACTACAAAATTTTCCCATTTCTTATAAACATCAACATAAGCTTCATGTTTATCTCCGTTATATGTAATCTCATAATATAAGCCATCTGGTAGCCTTGTACTTAATAGTGTTTTATTGTTTTGTAATGTCTTACAAGACCACACCACAAATACATCTTCTATTTTCATTGTAATTTCTTTATCCGTTGCATCTTTATGTTTTGTAAAATAATCTATAATCATATTTTTACAAGCTATCATAAATTTATAACTATCCATCTTTATACCTCCTAAATCGGTGTTATTTCATCATCATCAAAATCGCTATAAAAATCTCTATCAAAACTTAAAAACTTATCCATATCTCTTTTTATTTCATCTTCTTTTCTTACTGTTGATTGTTGACCAGAGATTTCATACGTAATAGCAGTTCCCATAATTCTATCATCATGACAACCCTCTTGTGCTTCAGCTCTACCTTTTTCATTCTTGATAAATACCAAAGCTTCTCGCAATATGTCTATATCTGTAATTTTTTCAATTTCTTCATTAATAATTCTTTGTAAATTAGCTAGAATTAGTGGCCTTGTTTTCTTATTTGTTTCAAAACCAAAAGATTTATATAACTTACCTGTATAATCATCAGGTTTTTCTCTTATATATAAATTAGGGTATTTATATTCCTCTGATAACATCTTTGTTGGATATGTAGAAAAGTTTGTTTCTAATCCTACGAGTGCATCATTAAAATATCTACCTAAGCAATATACTTGAAGAGTATATGTTGTTTCGTCTTTCTTTTGGTGTAATGTAGCAACAATTTTATCGTTTGAATTATCAATTACTGTTGCGGTATTTGCATCAGAACCTTCTCCAGAAGTATCTCCACCTAAAACATAAGGAACACCTTTTTCAACATCTTTAAAAATCTTAATTGGACCAGTTGGATCGTCTACCCATTCGATATTTGAAACTGTTTTTTTGTCGGCATGTCCATCATATATAATGTCATAAGTGAAATATCCTTGTTTAACAACTCCAAAATTTTCAATCTTTTCTAGCTTATCAATTTGTTGAATTATAACGTCTTTATTAAAATAACATTTACCAGAAGCAATAAAAGCTTCTTCAGGAGTACATGGATATTCTTGTTTGATTAGTTCTTTATCAATATAACCATTATATTTTTTGTAATACCAGTACAGTTGATTTTCATCTAATCCTTTTTCTTCTAATAGCCATTTAAGCCTTTGATGAATCCAATCATTAACTCTATAAATATCATTTAAAAATTTTGTTCTTCTATTTTTAGTTTCAAAATTCAATCTATATTCAGGAGTTAGCCACCACTCATAAAAGCAATTGATATGTTCTCCAGAACGCCACATTGTTCTATAATCATTAAATCCATTTGCAGTAGTTTCATATATTTTTACAGAGTCTTTAGTAAAAGCTTCTCCTAATGAAGCTTGAATATTTGCAATACCATCTTTCCAGAAAGCACATTCAGAGCCATGAAAAAAGTTGATTGTTCTAGAACGACCAACTTCTTTTGTCGCTGTTTCAACTGCCCAGCTACTATTTAATTTTTCAAACAATAATTGTTTCTTCGAATTATATTTTTCAGTAGGTTTAATACATTCAGGTAATCTACTATAAACAAACTTTGCTTTGTTCTGAAATATAGCTTCTGAATTTGAACTTTTATCTGCAAGAGTTAAGCCTTCAAAATTGTGCCTTGTGATAGTCCAAGCTAGCTGAATTGCTGTTATTAATGTTGTAAACCCTTGTTGTCTTCCTTTTAGTATTAGAATAGATATATTAGTTATTAATCCATCTTTATAATCTTGAATAGCCTTATTCAATGTATCAATAAAACTATGTTGAACATTATTAAGAAAAAAAGGAATTAGCTTTTTGTTTTTATCAACAACATTAAAAGCTAATTCAATCAATTTTTCAGGGTTATCTAAAACCTCTTGTCTAAGATTCTTATTATTAATTATTTCAAAACAAACAGCTTGTACAAATCTTTCATCACGTTTTATATCTTGATGTTTTTCCCAAAT